GTGGTCTTCTACGTGTCACTTAACGGGTTATTGAGCTCATAAATTTGGCAATGTACCCAGTGGGCACCTGGATATTCATCACACTTACCTAATACATAATTGAACCAATACTGCTTCCAAAGAAGCGGCATGTACAAGTCTATGATTGGATGGTGAAGATGCTGCAACTCATCCAAAGAGTCGAGATAGGCCTCGATACACAACTGGTGTTCTATCGAAATGCCATATTTCTTCTCAACCAACAAACGAGTGTTCGTTGGGGGATTTTTGAAGTCGTAGCCATAATCTAGGGCCTCTATCAATTGGGTTCGTTCGTAAGTATTCTGCCAGTTCGACACCATATGACGAACATCATAGGATCGAGTCACTCGCAGTATATACTTAGCTAGCGCGCCCACTATAGGACATCCTGGGTATTGATAGGCAGCCGATAGAGCTTTGCACCGCAATAGCGTTTTTCGTTTATTGGTGTTTGACTTGGCATATTTGGCACTAGACCATCCAATTGAAGCCAACACGTCTCTGGGATCCGTCACGTTCAAACGATCATCCACATCAAAAATAAGTCCGCAAAAAGATGCTTCCTCAATATTGGTGTGAATGTCAATTTTGATGACTAGGCCCAGTCGGGCAAAAAGCTCTGTAGTGGGTGGGGTTCCTATCATAGTAAAAAGGCCGTCGTCGCCCTCAACTACCCCATCCACATTAGTACAGCCAGCCTCCTGACACATGAATAACATGAACATCAGATTGCTGAAACCATTTCCTAACGACGTACACATTTCTCCAGACATTCTGGTTGCATCTAAAGAAACTGTAAAATTTTTGAACTCGCAAACATTTTCACCGCCTAGTACCTCCCGCAATAAACCCATGAAACTAGCACCATCGGGAAGATACTGAGTCATGTATTCATACAACTGAAACTCACACGCCTCCATGATATCCCTAGTAAATAAGGATTCAAAAGCAGTGTAGTCGGTAGCCATATAAATTGCACCATTGCGTTTCAACATATCTAAGATATATTGGGGTCTATCAGAAACTGGTATCCTTTTAATGAAGGCTTTGTGCTTGAACACCACTTTCTCGATGAGTCTGAATATTGGACCAACCTTACACTTAAACTCGTCAGACCTGGAGTTTATAGCGCGCGCGTGTTTGTATTCGGGATAACATTCATCTTTCATGAAGGACTTACACTTATAATGCTTTCGGGGGTCAAGACGCCCTTCACAATCAGTGTATTTTCGCATCAACTCATCTTTACGATGTAGCGGATAATTTGTAGAGTCCAACCATGTTTGAACAGAAATGTCAGAATCAGGAGCCAAGGAAATGAGATTCTCCCCGATCCATTGACGCACGAACCGCTTAAAATGTGACAACAATTCGCTCTCCGGTTCTGGAGGTTTAAAAGCGAACCGCTTGGCAACCCCTGCCAAAGTAGTGAGTGGGTCATGTGGATCGCAGTGCGGCATACAACTGCCTTCAACAACACAACCAAGGTCAGAAAGCACAACAGGACGTCGTTCCATGTCTACTTTTCTAACTCGACCACGAAGTCGAGCTGAATCCTTGATTGCCTTGATCTCAGGCAGTTTAACCTCACCTACGCGATATCCATACGCCCAAACTCGCCCGCCTATCTTAACAGGGGTAGGGGAAAAACATGGTCAGAAC